ATGGTGGCGCAATTTTCAACTGGAATATTGGCGCAATTTTCAATTAGTATCTACAATAATTATGGAAACACCGAACAACAACCAGCAGACAACAGGTCTGCAAATCTTCTTCAAAGAAGATATTGATGCTAATGTAAGGGTAAAGGTAATCAATGGAGCTCCTTGGTTTGTGGGGAAAGATGTGGCGGCTTCTCTAGGGTACACCAAAACACGAAACGCGATTTCGCAACACGTTGATAATGAGGACGCCCTAAAACAGGGCGTCCCTGATAATCAAGGATTTATTCAAGAAACAATTTTAATCAATGAAAGCGGCATGTACGCCCTTATTTTCGGATCCAAGCTGCCGACGGCTAAAGCATTCAAAAGATGGGTAACTAACGAGGTTCTCCCTTCTATCCGCCGCACCGGTGCTTACTCCGTTCGTCCGACACAGCGTCCGACGCTTCCCGCACCCAAGTTCCGTCCGGACTTCATCGAATGGAAACAGGCTGTGTGTCGTTATCTCAACCGGAATGATCTGAAAACGGTTGCCACCAACATGAAAGTCACCTACTCCCATGTATGCAAGGTGTATTCCGGCAACACAATGAGCCGCCGTATAGCCGACAGACTGACGAAGCTGGCTATCTCCCACAAGAACAAAGGCATCATATATCCCGAACCTGTTCCGGTATACAGACAACTGCTGATAGAATGGGAGGAACAGGGATGATTACTTATACGATGGGTATCAACCTTGAATACCTGAGGATCGTGATAACGATCTGGCGTGAATACGGGATGCTCTGCCCCATCATCATTCCCAAGGACCAGGACGCCGAAGGGGCGGTGATGGTGAAGATAGGACCGACAACCGACATGAAGGTCGCGGAGATGGTCGACAAGATATGGGATATAGCCGGAGCGAAGCGTCTGGTCAAGGAAATCGAAAAATAAACCAGTTCAAAATTAACACACCATGAAATTTGATATTCAATTTGATGAAGTGCACAAGGTTGCGACACAGATAGAGGAGCTGGCGCACAAGCTGGCAGCGGAAACCTCCAAGGAAGGTCCCCGTGACGAGAACAGTATTTATGTATATTCAGCCGAAATCGCCCGTCTGGCTTTCCCTATCACGCCGACAGTGGACGGAGCGCGTCCTGCAAGACCCTTATGTATTCACTACCCCAGTCTCGTGAAGATCGAGAACACATTCCGAAACAGAAGACTGGATATATTGACTGACAATGTTGACAGCCAGCGTAAAAGTATGGATCAGTAGAGGGTTATTATCCAGGAAGAAGGCTATCTCCCCTAGTTTGTATGGAGAAGTCTTGTTTTTGTCCGAAAGGCTGGATGTCATAAACAGAAGACCGGGCTTCCATGCTTCTCCAAAACCGGATAATATTTTAAACACTCTTTTAATAGCAGCCTCATTAGTAGCCCTGCAAGAAACAGTTACCTGATAGGTGTCAATAGATTCATCATTCATGACTAATAATTTTTAAAATTCGACATAGCAAAAATAACAATAAACCCTGAAGGGCGCATCCAATCCGGCAATAATTTTAAAATTCGACACTTTATCTTTATCCGGATGCGCCCTTAATTAAAAACCGAAAGCAATGAAAACATTCAGAATTATCCATATAGTGGCCGCAGTCATCGGCCTTGTGGTAGTGCTCAGACTGGCGGACAACCTCCGCCCCACCTTCAACGAGAACCTTGCCGCCTCGGTCCTTGCAGTCGTATGCTGCCTTTCCCTTATCGGGCAAAGGTATTACAGGGAGGAAAAATAGGATCGCGGTCAGGGAACCGGAAGGCGGCCCTCGTTTCCGGTCCGACGCCGGAAACCGCACAAAGTCAAATTATACAGAAATGCCAATCTTCATAGACAACAACATACTGGTAGTCACCAAAGACGAGCTTGTCCCGCGGTTTTACAGCTACAACAGCTTGAAAGTTCAGCTGTTCCGCCATCAGGACAAGCCCACCGGCATCAAGCGGTACAGCCGCGGCGGTGGCAGCGGAAGACGTCTGCTGGTGCTCTTCGATTCCCTTCCCGCCACCATACGGGAGTCCCTCGGCGATCCCCGCCGTGTGGAACATATCCTCCTGCTTTACTTCAACACGGACGCCGCCGCCGTGGAGTTCTACTCCAACATCTATGAGGATGCCGGCGGAAAACTCTCCACGGAGGAGCAGGAAAGGTATGTGATGAACGCCTCCGTCCTGAACGCCCTGCTGGCGTTGCGCGAGGCCCGTCTTACCGAATGGCAGTCCAGAGGCAGAAGAAGCATGTACGGGCTGGACGACTCGGTATGGAGTGATTACAGCACATTCGGGAAGGTGCTGGAGGAGAAATTCGGGAAGACGCACACGCTGCCCCCCTCCCGTGCCCGCCTTCTGGAGAAAATGAGGAAATACGCCGCCCTGGATGCGGAGGAGAGATACCGTTTCCTTGTCAACAAGAACAGGGGTAACAATTCCGCAGGAATACGGACGGAGAAGGCCCGTGCCCTTCTGGAGAGCATGTTCGCGCACCAGTCATGGAAACCTGACGCCGCCGAGGTGTTCCGCCAGTACGAGGCCTTCCTTTCGGGTTATGTGGAGGTTGTGGATGTGGAAACTGGGGAGGTGTTTGACCCGAAAGGGTACGGAAAAATATCCCAGCGTACGGTAAGCGGCTTCCTGTCCTCGTGGGAGTCGGGCGTGGCCACCTCGCGTCGTCGCACGGGCAACCGTCAGATCCGTCTGGGCATGTATGTTCCTTTCGAGACGCTGGAGCATCCCCGGTGGGCTGGAAGCATCATATCTGTGGATGACCGTCAGCCCCCCTTCTTCTATGCCGAAGGAAAGCGTGTGTGGTTCTATTGCGGGGTGGACCTGGGAAGCGAGGCGATCACCGCATGGGTTTACGGCACCGACAAGGAGGGCATCATCACGGAATTCTACCGCCAGATGGTACGCAACTACGCCCTATGGGGTATGCCGCTTCCTTACGAGCTGGAATGTGAGAGCAACCTGAACGCCGGTTTCTCGGACAGCTTCCTCAAGCCCGGCGCGATGTTCAAGTCCGTCAGGATCGAGGCCAACAGTGCCCGTTCCAAACGGTGCGAGGCGTACTGGCGCCCGTTGCGTTACAGGATGGAGAAAAGGCGTGAGGGCTGGCTGGCCCGTCCGTTCGCCAGAAGCGAGTCCAACCAGGCGGCTGTCGGAAAGGTCCCTGTCCTGCCTTACGAGAGGATCGTCCAAGAGTGCCTTGAAGATATCGAGAAGTGGAACAACACGGAGCATAGCATCTATAAGGGAATGACCCGTTGGGAGGTGTTCCTGCAGAAACAGAACCCCGACAATGCGAACTCCATCAACTGGCGGGGCATCCTTCTTTCCTTGGGGAAGAGGACGGCAACGAGTGTCAGCATGGCCGGACAGATACGGTTCAGGAACTCCTTCTATCTTCTGGGTGACGGCGGCACGCTGTGCACCGGTGAGAAGCTGGTCGGTTACATGCGTGTCCTGGCGGGAAAGGACGTGGACATCTATTACCTGGACGATAATGACGGGGAGGTGCTGAACGCCGTTGTCTGCCTCAGGGGAGAGAGCAGGATCATATGCGAGGCGGTCCCACAGCCGCGTACGGCGCGTTCCGTTTTGGAGGAGACCCCGCAGCAGAGGAAGAACCGGGAGCTGATGGCGCGTTACCGGAACACGCTCGAGGGGTACAGCAAGGAGCGTTACCATGAGATCGGCAGGGTGGCTGTCATAGACCACAGGAGCGACATACTGAATGACGGGTTCCGTATCGCATCCCTTGAAAGGAGGAGTATTCCGGAAAGGGACGGCGAGGTCGAGATATTGGAAGAGACACCTGTGGACAACACTCTTTTAAACGGTACCCAAATATCATTCAAAAAGGATTTAAGAACAAACTTTTAATATTATAACATATGGAAATAGAAACAACACGGGAATACAGACAGAAGGTGCTGGAAGCCCTGGAAGAGGCGAGAAAGCGTTTCAGCGGGAGCAACGGGGAGTTTGCCAAGAAATACGGGCTCCATCCCAGTATCTACAGCGAGATAGTCAAGGGGAAGATAACGGCGGACACGGAGAGGAAGATCGGGGATGCCAGATGGCTGGCTGTCGGCCGTCTGCTTGGGGTGGCCGCTTCGGAACGTGCCTGGAGGATGGCCCGCACGGATGTGTTCAACATGATTGAGCAATATGTGGATTTCTGCAAGGAGCATTCCAAGGCGATGATGTTCGTGGATGAATGCGCCATAGGGAAGACATACTCCGCCTTGTACCTGTCCCGCAACCGCAAGAACTGCTTTTATCTGGACGCCACGCAGTGTCGCAGCCGCCGTTCCTTCATCCTCCATCTGGCGCGCTGCATCGGCGCGGACGAGGGTACGACCGAAGAAATGGAAGACAGTATCAAGTATGCCTTGTGCAACATCCCGTACCCGGTGGTCATCATTGACGAGGCGGGCGCGTTGAGCTATGCCGCGCTCGAATCGCTGCACGGCCTGTGGAACGGCACGGAGAACCTCTGCGGCTGGTTTATGATGGGATCCGACGGATTACGTACCAAGCTCCAGAACGGAAAGGGGCGCAGCAGGAAGAACTCATTCAAGGAGCTGTTCTCCCGTTTCTCCAGCAAGTATTATTCAATCGTGCCTACCGGCAAGGATGACCGGTTGCTGTTCTACCGCCGGCTGATCACGGATGTACTGTCGGTCAATGTGGATGATATGCAGATAGTGAAGAAAGTGGTGAACATGTGTCTTGACACGCACGGGGACACATTGGAAACCGGATTGAGACGTGCGGAGTCGGCATTGATACTTATGCAGGAAGGAGCCTAAAATGGAAAAGGAAGAGAAGAAGACAAAAAAACGGGTGCGCCTGCTGACCATGCGCAACGTGTATGACAAGAAAATATCGAAGTTCCGTTTCTCCGGCATGTGGGCCGACTATGTATCCCCCGAGCCTGAGGACCATGGGATATGGCTGGTTTACGGTGCGGAGAAGAACGGAAAAACCACTTTCGCCCTCATGCTGGCCAACTATCTCCGCCAGATGGCCAGGGTTCTGTACCTGAGTGCGGAGGAAGGCATTTCGGCAAGCATACAGGACACCTGCCTGCAGGTCGGTATTCCCCAGGAGTGCTCGAACATGTACATGTATGAGTATATGCCTATAGAGGATTTGTGGGAGAAACTGCGTGACCGCCGCAGCGCCAAGGTGGTGTTCATCGACAACGCCTCCTATTACAAGGACGAGCTGATGAGCAGGGAATACGGGCTGCTGAAACTTGTCCGCAACTTCCCGGAGAAACTGTTTGTCATTCTGGCACATGAGGAGAAAGGGAAACCGCATAATGCCGCCGCACGGCAGGCATCCAAACTGGCCAAGGTGATTTTTCATGTCCAGGGGCTGGCGGCCATAGTCGGCGGACGTGTCGGAAACAATGTGGGCAGGAAGATTCCCATTGTCGAGGACAGGGCACGCCTCTATCATGGCGATGTGCTGAACGACGAACCATTTAACAGCAATAACAATGAACAAGAGAATTGAATTACCCGCGACAAACGCCCAGAAGCGGTGCATACACCACCTCAGACGGCAGTTCGGGCTGGACGAGGATGAATACAGGCATCTTGTCCGGCAGTTCAGCGGCGGACGGACAACGACGTCCGCGGAGTTGTACAAAAGCGAGGCCGCAAGGCTGATCGGGACGCTGCTCGATCCCAACGGGAGAAAGGATCCGGAAAGACGGGAGAAGCTGGCACTGGTCAAGGCCATTTACGCCGTGTCAATGGACATCGGTTTTCTCAACAGGAGCTACCGCAGCGACAATCCCGTGGAGGTCGAGATGAACAAGGCGAAGATCACCTCCTTCCTGAAGAGCCACGGAGGATGCAGGAAGCCGGTGTCAAGCCAGAACCTGGAGGAACTGAAGGCCACACTGAAACAGCTGAAGGCCATAAGACGGAAGGAGGAGGTATGAGAATGAAGCACCTTGTGTATGCGATATCCGCCCTCTCGGCTTTCACGGGCATGATAGTTAATGATGACTTCTGGGCGAAAACATGGTCACTGAACGCCATGTTATGGATTCTGGTAGCATGGACAAACGATAATAACAATAACAATGATGACAATGGAAAAGACGAAATTCGAAAAGGAATGTGCTGACATGTGTGCCGATTGCCACGCCAAAGGACTGGACATCTGTCGGGAGGATGCGGACACCGTGCAGCCGATGTTCGCCCGGTGCGGGCTGTGCGGGAAGGTGTTCTGTGAATACAACAACCACATGACCGTGAACCATCTCTGCTGGGAATGCCAGACGGCCATAGAACAGAACGTTGACTGCAACGAGGAGATAATCGACCCTGATTTATTCAGGAATTTATTCACTAATAAATAAGAACAGATATGGATATCAAGAATTTATCTGAAAAGGAACGTGAGGCCCTGCTAAGCAAGCTGCAGGCCGAAAAGAAAAGAAAGGACGGGGACCGAAAGAAGAACTACCAGAAGCTGCGTGCCAGATTCCTCGCCTCTGTGGAGAGGAAGCTCCGCAAGTATATCAAGGACGGCCAGGAGTTCAAGGAATGGCTCCGTAAGGAGGCCACCGCCTACTATGACCAGCTGAAGGAGTACGGCGGCCTGAAACGTGACGAGCAGCTCGGGTTCGAGGTGAAGAACGACACCTTCAAGGTTTCCGTCAAGGGGAACCGGGTCAAGGGCTTCGACGAGAGGGCCGACGTGGCAGAAAAGCGCCTAGTGGACTACCTGAACGCATGGATCGGCAAGAAGGGCGATGACGGGCGCAACCCCATGTACAAGCTGGCCATGTCGCTGCTCCAGCGCAACGAGGCCGGGGATCTTGACTACAAGTCCATCTCCCGCCTGTACGAGCTCGAGGACGACTTCAACGACCCCGAATATTCGGAAATCATGCAGCTCTTCCGTGAGAGCAACGTGGTGGAAGGCACGGTGATCCGCTTCTACTTCGAGGAGAAGGACGGAAACAATCAATGGAAAAGAATAGAACCCTCATTTAACAAGATGTAAGTTATGATGCACAATTGGTTTGAATGTTCCATCCGCTACGAGAAGGTGGCGGAGAACGGTATGAACAGGAAAGTAACGGAAGCCTATCTGGTCGATGCGTTCAGCTTCACGGAAGCGGAAGCCCGTATTATTGAAGAAATGAACCCGTATATCAACGGTGAATTTACTGTTTCGGGCGTCAAACGCGCCGGTTACAGCGAACTGTTCCCCTCTGAGGAAGATGCGGCCGACCGCTGGTTCAAGTGCAAGCTGTTCTTTATCATGCTGGACAAAAAAAGCGGAGCGGAGAAAAAGACCTCCACTACCGTACTGGTACAGGCTTCCGACCTTCGCGATGCCGTAAAGAAGCTGGACGAGGGGATGAAGGGCACGCTGGCGGACTATGTTATCGGCTCGGTGGCCGAGACCGCCATTATGGATGTCTATCCCTACACTGCTGATGTGAAACCTGAATTCTCCGGCGATGATAAGAAGGAAGTTTGACCATCCCCATGTAGTCCTGTGCCGCACATGCTGCGGCCTGGGCTTTCTTGAGAACCTGGACGAGCTGGCGGACACCGTACATACCGTTGCCTGTCCCGCCTGCAAGGGGAGCGGACGCGTGGTCGTATCCTCCGTTACCCTTACCACCGTGGAGCCTTATGATCCCGAATCCCCAAATCTCGCGATGTATGGAAAAGGACGGAATGAATGAGTACCTGCTGCTCTCCGTGGAAAAATTGGAGAGTCTCAAATCCGCGATGGAGGATATACTGGATGAATCAAGACTCCGGTGCCGGGAGGGCTGGCATAAGCGTGACAGGGCGTTCCGTCCGCAGAGTTTCAGGAAAAGAACCATCTGGCACCGCATAAGGAGCCGGTGCTTTTAAAACAGATTTAAGAACCTTTAAAAAACAATCTTATGAACCTGAGAAAAGACAACAAGAAAAAGAAACCGATGCAGCTTATGCTGGACGAGATCTCCGGAATGATGGGCGTCTCGCAGGAAATGATCCTGTCCCGGATGATATCCAGGAACATATCCGATTCAAGGATGCTGTTCTGCTATATGGCGTATGAGGAAGGGTATCTGTTCCGTGAGATAGCCTCCTTCCTGAAGATATCCAGATGCAGGGCGACAACCGCGTATTATGATGTGAGACTGAGAAAGGAAAAGTTCCGCCCGATCATTGCAAGGCTGGCCGGATGCGGAACGGGAGGTGTCTAGCAGCACTGCAGGTGACGGTTCCCGCACGGTCCGGAAAACCCAGGCGGGACTATATTAACCATTTCCGGCAGGACAGGCCGCTTGAGGGGGTGTACTTCACGGACTTTGCAAGGGATATGCTTGAGAGAAGGGGAAAACGCAGGTCCGGACATTATGCCGCGGTTTATGATGCGGTCCTCCGGCACATAGACAGGTTTTCCACCGAATTCGACTGTGACATCTTCACCAATTCCGTGACGGAAGAGTTTCTGGACGACTTCATTGTCTATCTTGAGAGCCGGGGGCTGCGTCACAACACCATAGCGGGCTATGTCCAGAAAATACAGTCGCTCGTCAGAAAGGCATCGCAGTACAATTACGCCGTAGACGCCACCTATGACGGAACAGATTTGCGTGAGGAGCCGGTAAATGCCGTTTTCCTCTCGATGAACGAGATCGCAAGGATCTACTATTACAAGTTTGAGAGGCAGGACAAAAGAAAGGCCAGGGAGCGGATACGTGACCTGTTCGTCATAGGCTGTCTGACCGCTCTGAGATATTCCGATTATTCGACATTGACAAAAGACAATTTGAGAGATGGATACATCATAAAAAGGACAAAGAAGACCAATGTGGACGTCAAGGTCCCGGCTCATGATTATGTAAGGGAGATATTCGAGAAATATGACGGAAACATACCCGGAGGACTGTGCATACAGTATTTCAACAAGTATCTGAAGGTCATCATGAGGGAGATAGGGCTTACCGACAGGATCACTTTCTCCTACACGAAGGGAGGAAGGCTGGTCACGGAGACCCGGGAGAAATGGGAACTGGTCAGCAGCCATACGGCAAGAAGAAGCGCGGCCACGAACATGTACCTTACAGGACGGATGAAGACATTGGAGATCATGAGACTGACAGGGCACAGGTCTGAGCAGAACTTCTTCCGGTATATCCGGCTTACTGCGGATGATACGGCCCGGTCAATCTCCGGAGACAGTTTTTGGAGAAAATAATAATCTGCCATTTGCCGGTGTCGGCAAATGGCTCATAACCGAACAGATATGAGTGAATTATATATACCGCCTGAGCGGCCTGAGAGGAATCTTGTTAATGGCCAGTTTTTAAAAGGTTGTACTCCACATAATAAAGGGAAGAGAATGACCTATCATTCAAAGTGGACGAAGCGTAGAAGTTTACAAGGTTTGGTAAAAGGTCGTGGAGCGCATCATAAAACTGGTGCAGGTATGAATAAGAAATCTGTTGTCGTTATTAAAGACAGGAAGTTGATAGGTGTATATGCTTCTGTCAATGAGGCTGGTGCAAAATTATGTATTACTCCATCTCACATAAGTGATGTTTGTTTAAAAAAGAAAGGTCATAAAACGGTGAGAGGCTATAGAGTGTATTTTGAGAACGATAATGCATGGTTAACAGAAATTGATTATTAATATGACAAAAGAAGAAGCATTTAAAATATTTCATATAGAAGATTTAAGAGATCTTCCTGATGCAGTAATGCGTATTCTTGACGGTTCTGTAGAATTACGCAATAAAATCTATAACGAATTGATCCGTATGAATGATTACGATATGTCTTATGATTGGTTTCAGGCTTTGTATGAGAATGAATTGTCAGAGCGGAAGCAGAAGAAACAGGATTTCACACCAAACTCCCTTGGAATCCTTTGTTCTAAATTAACCAGCCAGGCTGGTTCGATACATGAGCCTACAGCCGGAAATGGTTCTATGATAATCGCTGATTGGTGGCAGCGGTGCCACAACAAGATTCCTTGGGAGCACTTTCCATCGCAGAATATGGTGACATGTTGGGAGTTGTCTGCACGATCAATACCTATTTTGCTCCTTAATTTATCAATTCGCGGGATTATGGGGTACGTTTATCATGGCGACGTTTTGGGAAAATCCATAAAAATGAAGTATATTCTTCTAAACCGTAAAGATGATACTTTAGGGTTTAGTGATATTATAAAGGATCCTGAACATAAACTTATCATAAAAAGCAATATACAATGACGATTCAAGAGATATACAATAAATGGCTTCCTGTTAAGCGCAAGTTAGTAAAGGAAAGTACATGCTCCACTTATGTCTATCAGTTCACACAAAAAATACTTCCGATATATGGAGATAAAGACCCGGAATATGTTACTAATGACGAAATGCAGAGATTTATGCTGTCTTTGATTGAAGAAGGGTTATCTGTGAAAACAGCTAAAGACATATTCATCTCTTTTAAGATGCTATTGTATTATGCAATGGAACGATTTGGTGTAAGATATATTAAATATCGTGTTCAGTTTCCTACTGCCAATATGGAAGCAACTAAAGATCTTGAAGTATATACAGAATTTGAACAAAAAAAAATAATCTCGTACATAGTGGATTATCCGAAACCTAAGCGCTTGGGCATTCTAATAGGCTTGTGTACAGGTATGAGAATTGGTGAAATTTGCGGACTGAGGTGGGAGAATATAGATGTTGATAACAAATGTATCCATGTAACTCATACTATTGAACGAATTATGGATATTGACACCCGAAAAACCAAGGTTATAGAATCTACTCCCAAGACTATAGAAAGTCGCCGTGATATTCCGATAGGCCGTGATTTACTCGGTATCTTGAAAAAATTCAAGGCTTGCTATAATGATAGTTTTTATGTCACTACTGGAGATGAGAAGTTTTGTGAGCCAAGGGTTTACCGAAACTATTACAGGCATCTCGTTTTGAATGAAGTTGGATTGGACAGGTGTATTAAGTTCCACGGTCTAAGGCATTCATTCGCCACACGCATGATTGCATCTAAAGCCGATATGAAGACAACGAGTCGTATCTTAGGACATTCAGATGTATCTACGACTATGAATCTATATGTTCATCCATCAATGGATGATAAACTGGATGCGATAAACAAGTCCATGAAAAACTTATTCAAATAACTCAAAACCGGAACAGAAATGAGTGAAACAAAAATAATATTAGATGCCTGTTGTGGCAGTAGGATGTTTTGGTTTGACAAAGAAAACCCTTTGGCTTTGTTTGCTGACATTAGGGACGAAGAATACATTCTTTGTGATGGGCGAAATCTGAAAGTCCACCCAGACATCGTATCGGACTTTACCGATATGCCGTTTTTGGATAAATCCTTTAAACTGGTAGTGTTTGATCCACCCCATTTGCTAAAGGTTGGCAAAAATAGTTGGTTAGCCAAGAAGTATGGTAAACTTCCTGAAGATTGGCCAAGGGTGATAAAAAAGGGAATTGATGAATGCTTTCGTGTTCTGGATGACTACGGAGTTCTGATTTTCAAATGGAATGAGGATCAGATAACAGTTAGGGAAGTATTGAGTGCCATCAATCGGCAACCACTCTTCGGCCATACTACTGGAAGACATGGAAAGACTATGTGGATGTGTTTTATGAAACTGCCAATTAACTAATAATTAATTTGAAAGGAATAAAATGGAAAATGAAGAATATTTCTGTATTGATTGCGCAAAACAACTAGAATGTTGGGGACCTGACATCAAATTAGACGACCCTGATTTATATATCCCTATAAACTGCATAGATTATCAAGAAATGGATGAGCTTTTTAATTTATAACGATATAGAAATGAAGAAGATACTAATAATCTGCGTACCTTTCGCTCTGATAGCGGGATGCGCATCACCAAGAAATTCAGTTGAGAATCATCCGGCAAAGAATTCACCTCAACCGGATGCACTGCCAGATAATAAAGAAAACCGCTTTACGAAACAGTTTCAACAAGCGGATTCAATGTTTAATCAAAAATATTTATTAAAAATGAAAACATTAGATGAAAAGGCTGCCGAATATGCAGCAAGTGTAGTATCGTGTAACAAAGAAGCAAAAGAGTGTGAAGGGCTTATTCAAACAGCTTATGTTCTTGGAGCAATGAAAGGTGAATTATTGGGAGAAGAAACAGGAACATTTGGGCAGGCACTGGAATCACTTAAACGGGGACATCTTGTTGCTCGTAAAGGATGGAATGGTAAGGGAATGTTTATATTTATGCGACCTGAAGATAGTCTGCCGACTAACATGATTGTGAATCAGGTTAAATCACTTCCCGAATCATTCAAAAGATGGGTTGCCAACAATCATGGAGATTCGGAAACTGATAGAATCAAGTTTACTGCATACTTATGTATGAAAGCTGCCGATGGCACCATTGTAAATGGTTGGCTTGCATCACAGACGGATATGCTTGCTAACGATTGGGTGATAGTTGAATAAGCGCATTGTCATACGGCGGTTGAATGTCTGCCGTATGGCTCAAAACTGATAAGATATGAGCAAGTCAAAAGAATATATTGAAAGTGAGAGTTTTGTGGTAGTCAATCCCAACTTCCCGGTTATCGCAAAAGAAAATGCTTTTAAAGCCGTTGCAATGGCACAGGAAGAAATGAAACGGAAAGCCATTGAAACTCTGTCCTCTGTTTTGGATAACTGGATACATGGTGGTGATGCAGACTGTATCATTGCCGAGTTTGAAGAAAGATTAAATAAAGAGAAGATATGATGATTATAGGTTTATACTTTATTGTAGGAGGGCTTACAGGCGCATATCTCTTTAACTGGAATGTGAAACTTTGGAATGACAGGACATCGGCTGTGATAAGAGATGCGTTTATCATACTTTTTATAATCGGGCTGGTCCTTATAGCAACCGACTGTATAGTCCATGCCCTGAATACCTGTACATGAATAGAATGCCCCCAATATTCCGTCCTGATAAGGAAGTAAAAAAACGGATGAAACCGGAACGGGCGCCCTGCGGCATACAATAATATGCGGGGGCGCCCGTTGTCAATGAGAAGCTATCGTGTTTCTTTCCGCAGTCTTTCCCTGACCTGCCGCTCCGTGAATCCGAATGCCGCGGCGAACTGTTTGAATTTCTCCTTCTGCCCGGAGGGGAGAAGGGAGTACAGGCTTGAGAACGGCGTGCCGCCTTCCAGCGCTTTCCTGATTTCTTTCTTTTTCATATAAGTTCCTTTATCTGTTTCTTACAACATTCACAATCACACAGCAGCAACCTGGCCTTGTCGAACATCTTCTGTCCTATATTGCCGGACAGGTAGCATATCTCCTCGCCCCACGGGTCGATCCCCAGCGCCTTTGCCATGTGCGCTTCCAGGTGCTTCCTCTCATGGTCATAGGAGTTCTGGAACTCGGCGGGTGACGATGTGATCCCTATCACCATGACCGTCTGCCTTGTGCCGTAGTTGGAATAGGTGAGTCCGGTGTCCGGTTTGCCGGAGGACAGGTTCCTGTACGCCGTTTCCAGATCATCCCCGCGGCAGCCTATGTCATAGAGCCTGCCCATGATCTCGTCGGTGTAGTAACAGTCCACGGCATAGTAGACCGCCACCTTCCAGCCGTATTCCTCTATGTCAAACCGCTGGCGGATCATAACATCTCGTCCCATTCCACCGGTTCCCCGGCCCTTGTCATTTTCGCATACCACATGCACATGACCATGCCTTCCGGAGCGTCATAGTCATCTATGATATCCTTGACGTAAAGCGCCAGATGGGGCTCGTCGGCGATGGAGGACTTGAAACAGTCCGCTTTTGCCTGGTTGGCCACGTATACATAGTCATATAATGTGTTGTTCTCCACCCTGACCCCGTTCTTGGCCAGAAGTTCGTCCACCTTGTCCTTGGTCATGGGTTCGATCTTCTCGCTTTTTCCGGTTGCCGGGTTCATCCTGCGCATGAGCGACACGGCGAAGTCGCACAGCTTTTTGTTGAAGTGCCAGCCGTTATGCCGGAGGTACGCCGTCAGCTCCTTTGGCCGGTCATCATATATGTCCAGAGGTTCCTTTGTCCTGTTCATAGTCTTCTTGTTAGCCGGGACGGGGGAATCCTCCGTCCCGGCGGGTTAAACTAACGGTATCTTGAATAGCGTCCTGTTCCGGGCACTCCGCGGCGCTGGCCCATCGAGCCGCCGCCATAACGGTTCCCGTATCCTCCGCCGTATCCGCCACGGTTTCCATAACCGCCACGTTGTCCCATGTCGTCATACTCGTCATAGTCATCGTAGCCGTCGTCGCGCTGTCCCATGCCGCTCCCTTCCGAGAGTTCCTCAATGCACTGCATGAGCTTGCCGCCATACTTGAGCATTTTTTCGGCATAATCGGACATTCTCTCGACCTTGCTGTCTTCTATCTCGATCATCATCATACTTGTTGTTTTTTAGAATTGTTCGTACTGGGCCTTTCCGCCGGTTTAAGCAGTTCGGCCATCATGGCCTTCAGCTCGGATATCTCCTCCCTGAGAGCCTTGTTTTCCGCCTCCTGTCTCTGCCTTTCGGCAAACTCGGGATTCAGTATCTCCATCATCTTGCCGCAGGCGTCCACTATGGCACGGTGGTGGTCTATGCTTCTGAGTATCTCCGCGGACCTGTTCCTCATGGCCGCCACCTCGGAGTTCATCGACTCCCTTGACCCGGATATGACCATGTTCCCGCCTCCGGGGAAATTCGCGTCGGCGATGTCCGCCCCCGCGGGTATCTTCTGGAACGTGACGGTCTGTTCGCCGCCCTTGACGGTGATGTCCACCACCATCTTCATCGGCTGGCCGAACATCACCGGCTGTGTCCCGTCCGGGACCGGATTGGATACTCCCGCAATGGCGCCGACCTCCACATAAGGCGTCCCGTCCTTATGGAGTATGTAAAACTGGCTGTTGACTCTTAAATTCTGGAAAGGCATAATTGTTTCTCTTTAAATGGAGGGATTCCTCCCTCCTTGTTCTTAAACTACTCCGGTCATTATCTGCAGGGTGTTTGTCGTCCTGTCGAACCAGAACTCGAACACTCCCGTACCGGGGATGTCGGCCGCCGTCAGCGCTTCCCCGTTGTACTTGGTCACGGCCTGTGTCACCCCGTTTGTCTCGAACAGGACCGGCAGCGTCCCGGTTGTCCCTGTGGGGACGGCCTGCGCCAGGTCAATGTAGATGGTTCCCCTGTACCATGCGTTCACAAAGGCATGATTGGGAAAGGAGAACACCACATTGTCGGTATTGACCGTTACTCCCGAGGTTGATATGGCCGCAGAACCCCTGCGGTTTACAAATTGGAAAGGATATACTGCCATAATAGCCTCCTTCCTCAATTAACCCCAAAAGCCATTACCGGCGGCGTAAGGATTGAAGCCGTATCCAAGACCATATTGGGCCGCCACACAGGTGGGGATTCCCACAACCGGGCTGTACGGCACCTTGGCCACTTCGGGCTGGTTGCACTCAATCTTCGCCAGACGGGCGCTCAGATCACCCAGCGCGGCGTTGACAGGCGCGATGGTCTGTGCGGACACCTGTGCGAAATACGCGTTCTGGTGCTCCTGTGAGAGCTGGTTGACGAGCGTGCTGTTCTTTTCGCGCAACGAGTCGATCTTGTCAAGCAGCGCCTGGTTCTGCATGGCGTCCAGCTTGCTGATGATGGCGTTGGTGTTGGCCGTACCGGCGTCACGCAATGCGAGCGTGTTCTGGTTGGCCGTGTTCACCAGTGCGTTTGTCTGGTTGCATACGGACAGCTGGTTCTCGTAGCCCATTTTGGTGATGTTCTCGTTTGTCTGGCAGCAGCACTGGCAGATCTGCGACTGGATGGCGTTGTTGCCCTGCATGATCGCGGTGACGATCTGGTTGGTGTTCATGCCCATCTGGTTGCCGATGTTGCATATCTGCATGCCAAGACTGTTTATGGCGGCCTGTACGGCGTCCGAGGAGGTGTTCAACGCGGTGGCCAGGCTTTGGATGTCGTATCCGTTGCGTTGTACGGCCTGCATGATCACGGCGGTGTTCGCGTCGTTCTGCACGAAGGGGACCACGCCGCCCTGTCCGTTGCCCATCATTCCGCCACGGGCGCCGCCGAAACCTCCCATGCCTCCCCATCCCATCAGGATGAACAGAAGCAGGATGGCGAACAGGTCGTCACCCCAGCCGTTGCCGTTACGGTTGTTGCCGTTTCCCATCAGCGCCAGGATGTTCGGATCCACACCGCGCTGTTGCATAAGCGCCGGAAGCATGGCCAGTATGCCGTTGGTGCCGCCTCCGGAGTTCCCGTTCTCGGGGAACACAAAAGTTCTTGATTCACTCATAGTTGTATTTGTATTTTGTAGTTCCGGTCACTAATCCGACCGTGGTGCAAACATACTCAACTACACGCGCTCCGTCGAGCGTCCTGTTCTGATGTGTTTCCTTATTTGTTCCAGATATATTCCGATCATCGGCGAGGTGATGTTCCGCGCCAGCAGGCGCCGTACTCCCCGCGCCGTGCGGTTGGTCATCCCCGCTATCTGGTCGGGATACAGGCCGGCTTCCGAGAGCAGCCTGACAAGCACATATCTGGCGTCCGTGGACTCCATGTCCCTGAAGTCGCCCAGTATACGTTCCCTCGGCACTTCCGTTTCACGCTCGGTCAGGACGAGCAGGTTGAAGAAAATTTCGCTCTTGCACATGATTATTCAATTTTTATTATTACTTTTGTGCACCACATAAAAATAGTACATAAATACTTGCGTCAAGGACTTTGGCCCTCAGCGTGCGAGTATCTATGTACTATTCTTCGTTTTTATGTGGTAATTTAAACGGAAGCGTTGAGGGCTTTTTTATTATTAACCCTCCCTTTGTTGCATATTTATTTCATAATCACTACCTTTGTCATACAGGTAAAAGTTTTTTCAAATTGTTCAAATGTTTCAGGGTATGAGGAAATCCAGGATAAACACTCCGGGAAGAAGTTATGTGTTCCGTGTTACGGATGTCGTGCGCATTTATGACGAGCACAGCCGCAGCGGCCTTTCGAACCGTGAGATATTCCGCCGTTACATCTGGCCCAAATACCGGATATGCGAACGTACCTTCTACAATATGATCAAGGCCAGCGCGGACGACCGTGTCATCGCCCGGCAGCGCGAGATGCAGATGACACTTTTCTAAAGTCTCTCAACCACCCTGAACGTGTATTCCTCCACATCCTCCACCACCTCCGCATGATTATGGTTTGTGTCGCTGGCTGTACGCCGGAACATGTCAAAGCATACCTTCCCGTTGTCCCCCTTGAAATCATGCAGGCAGGCGCTGATCTCCTCCAGCAGGCTGAAACGTTCCAGGGACTGCTGCTGGTATCGGCTTCCCTTCCTTGACGAGCCTTTCCAGGGGGTCACGACATGCAGCCTGACTGTAACCGCCGCCTGCTGTACGGCACCCGAGAGCGTCGTCCATTTATACGGCATGAACTCAAGGAACACGGCGGGCATGTCGAAAGGCTCCTCCTCCTCGATGAAGTCGACCTGCTCGTTCCACAGGTCATAGGTCCTGACTGCCGGCACCCCTTGCCTGTCCGGCAGCTGTTCCAGGCGTTCCTGGAGCTGTAAATAGAAAAAACTTCTCATACTTTAATCGTTATCGTTGAACACTTTCTTCAAATTCTCCACGGCTATCTCATCCAGCAGTTTCTCCAGATCCGGATGGCGTCCGATGAACTGACGCCTGGGAATCATGATCCTGCTTCCTGTCTTCTTCAGCGCCATGGCCTTGTAGAACTCCGCATCCCGGGATATCTGCCTGTTCTTCCTGCCGTTCCGTGCCTTCCCGGCCTTTGTCCGGGCTATACCTCCCACGGCCTGCCTGTACTTTATCCAGAAATATCCCTTCATCCTGCGGGTGACGGTGATGCTTCCCCCCTCGTTGTGTATCTTCGCATACGGCACGGACGAGGTGATCTCCACCCCCTTGCCTCCTTCCATTATTTGGGAGCGTATGCTGCGTCTGAGGGTCCCGGACTGTACGAGCAGGCCTCTGGTTTCGTCCGTGTCACCCTTCCGCCTTTTCCACTTCTCGGTGAAGAAGGCCTCGCGCTTGAAATTCATGTCGAACTCATCCTTCGCCTCCACCCTGATGTCATTCAGCGTAAGGCGGATGAACCGGTTTATCCGTCCCCGCAGCTCCCTCATGGTCTTTTTGGAACCGTTGTCAGCCATTGCCGCCTCCTTTCCCGGCCTGTTTCCGGATGATCCGGCAGGCCCTGCACAGTTCATTCCCGTCCCCCTTGCCGTCGCAGTCCGCACAGTCCTTGCGGGTGTACGGGTTATATGCCGGGAATGTGGTCATCCGTTTCCCCGGATTGAACCGCATCATCTCCTGGTACTTTCCCGATGTGGCCTGCGATCCGAGGTTCATGGCCTCCCTCTCGTCGCTTTCCGGATACTTCCCTTTGCGGACCTGTTCTGTCGTGCAGCGGCATCCGAACCCGTTGGGCGGGAGATACCAGTCCCAGAACCTGCTGGAGAGGGGAAGGGTGATCCCGTCCAGGGGACGGTGGCCCTTGCGGACCCTCTCGTCTCCGGCGGTACGGTACTGCAGGTTGTAATCCTCCCCGTCCTTCTCGAAATCCTTCCATTTCGCGGCCATCAGCGCCGATGACCTGGCAAAGTTCCACTCTGTTTTCAGATAGGCCCCGTTATAGGTGTCGTTGATTGTCTGAACGTCGTTTAAAAACCGTTCAAACGGTTTTAATCCGCCGTCTTCATCGAGCAGGGAGGGAAACGCCTCGTTCAGCTCGTGGAAGGTCTTTATTCCGCTGAAGACATAGTCGGACTCCTTCAGCCTTTGCACGCTCACCCCGTCCAGCGGCACCTCCCTGACGGAAAGGTCCACGGCATTGTCAAGCAGCGCGGCGGTCTTCTTGATGAATTCCCTGACCTCCTCGTCCTCCAGCATCTCCGGGCTGAACCCCTTCTGTCTGTACAGCCATGCCATGAGCGGCAGGAAGGCCTCCTCCACCGGCGAGGTGTCGGCCTGCCGTGTGTCGTTGTCGTCTTTTTCCAGGGCCAGCGTGCTGTTTCCGTACAGCAGCGCGGCCCTCTCATGCAGCCCCGCATAGTCGGCGGGGCCTAGTCGAAAAAAGGTTTTACCAGCTGCTCCTTCCTGTCCTTCCTTGTTATTACGGGAATCTGGTACTTGTTTACGATATATTTGGGGTCCACCTCGTAGTGGTTCATCACCATGGTCTCGTATGCCACCTGCTGCTCGGGCGTGTAGGTCACGCTGTCATCCCAGTCAAAACGGTACCCCTTGACCGGAAACCCGTGTTTTACCATGCGGGGGATCAGCTGCCAGTTCACCAGGTCCTTTATCATGTCGGCATCCTTGTTGATCAGGTTGTCCAGCATGTTCTCGTGAACCTTGGACTGTGAGAGCGACGCCCCGTTGTCCACGGTCATGGTCTGCGTGAGCACCGCCTTGCTTATCTCGCTGTTGCAGCGTTCTATGCGCCTGTCGTACACATTGTACGCGTCCCCCCGTGTGGATTCCTTGATGTCGATGGTCGTCCCTTCCGGGAACAGCCCGTATGACGCGGCCCCCATGTTCCTGAGCAGCCTTTCCAGCCTGTCGAATTCCTTGGGGTCACGGCTGGTGGTCGTTCCGATACGTAAGGGGATGCCGAATATCTCCCCGAACATGTCCCAGAAGCTGGACATGTTCTTTTTCGGGATGGTATGCAGGGCGCATTTGAGGTACAGCCCCAGGTCATGCGTGCCTCCGGCTTCCGTCACCCACCATGACACGGGTCCGTTGCGGTAGTCATACCCCGACTGCCATGTGTCGTTCTCGCTGGTGATGATCACCCCGTGTTCAGGCACGACATGGGTGCGCGGTATCAGGCTGACGCTGCTGAACACCGGCTTGTCCTCCACGGTGATGACGGGTCCCAGCTCGATGAGGGAGTTCCCGTAATATATGCTCTCAAGGCTGAGCCGCATCCACCGCTTGAACCACGGCGTTTCGAACAGCTCCCTGAGATCCTCGTTCTCGGCGCCTGACCTGTCGACGATCCTGAATCCCTTGTTCATGACGAACCCGGTACGCTGTTCCACGCATCCGGCAAGGTGCCCGTCCACATCCACGTCCGTATAGATGTTGTACAGCCGGTTCCGCCTGGGCTGCTCCACATTGATGGCCTGCTGCCATGCGTACCGCCATGACCTCAGGTCGTTGCGCGTGAGGTTCTCCGTCTGCAGCTGGAGGCTGACCGTGATGTCTCGGACCTTTTTCCGGTCCGCCCGGCGCGCAAGGTCCATATTGCCGATGCGCACCCCCTTGTCTCTTCCTTTTCCCATAATTACCAGATATAGTTGTTCCTGATCCCCTCACCTGTGCGGATCGGGTTGTAGTAGTCTTCCTGTCCGTCGGGCCCGGTGACGGTGGGGAGGTCAAGCATCACATCGGAGGCCTGCACCGCCTCCAGCCATTCCACCTGTTTGTCATACTGCGTGCTGTACTTCTCAAGGCTCATGCGGGCCGGCAGGCCCAGCGCCATCCTGTACAGCGCGATATCCGTCAGGCACCCCACCAGCGCCATGTTCCTTTCGCCCCCCTCTCTGGAGAATGCGGCATCCACGTCGTACCGTCCTCTCAAGTACCCGGCGGCAAAATCCATGGCGAACCTTTCGGCAAGCAGGCGGTTCTCCTCCTTGCTCTGCTGCACGATCTTCAGGGCTTCCTCCCCGATATTGATATAGTCCTGTTCCGTTATATACATAATGGTATGTTTTGTTTGATTGTCACCATCCTTCCTTGGGCGCCTGCCTCATTCCGATACGGGGCGGCATGGTATCCTGGCGCACCTGTTTCTGCAGCTTGTATATCGCCCCCTCGTCCGCGTCCGGGGAGTCGTCATGCGCCCGGCTTCCCTGCTCGAAGGAGAGCGTCTGGTCAATGGAGGTCCGCATGTCGGCGTCGTCCTTCAGCCTGATGTTGTACCAGACGAGCCCTCTTTCCCACAAGGGTGATATGGCCTCGATCCGTGCGAACTTGTCGGGTTTCTTGCGCGTGTCCGGCATGATGGGAAGCTGGTATCCCCTTATGTCCCCCTCCCTCTGGAACTCGTCAAGTATGGTGTCCTGCATGAAGTTCGCCTCCATATAGAAGATGGCGGCGCAGTCCTCCGGCAGGGATTCGTACAGGTCATAGAGCCAGCGTACCATCTCGCCTACGCCGCACTGCCGGCAGAACGCGCGTATGCAGTGCAGCTCCCTGTGCGATGCCGTTTTCATCCCCCTTTTGGGCCGCCCCCACATCTTGCACGCCTTGTAGTCGTTCTTTCCGCCGCTCTTCCACGAAGGGTCGACATATACCACGATGCTTTCGTAGTATTTCAGCCTGAGCATCGGCTTGTACCTTATCCATCTTTCCTGGAATACCGCCCCTTCGGTGACGGGGTTGTTCATGTATTCCTTCTGGAAGGAGCGGTATCCCATGAACTCCTCCAGTCCGTGGAGGTATTCCGCCGTGTATCTCTCGGGCCATGACGGGTTCCCGTCCCTGTCGAAAGCGTTGACAGAGCTGGTGTGCACGGTCCTGCTGTCAATGATCTTCTGCAGCACGCTGTTCTTTCCGATCAGGTTGCCCACCATGACAAACCGTCCTCCCTTTCCCCCGAAACATCCGAAGAGCGCCTCCTTGATCCACTTGGTCATCTCGCGCACCCGGGCCTCGCTGCGGCACATCTCGTCATCGTCAAGGTCATCCACCACTATGTAGTCGGGACGCATCTCCCGGAAACGAAGACCTCGCGGCGACTGTCCCCGTCCCCGGCTGAAAAAGGCACACCGGTCCTTTGTCACGAACTCCCCTTCCTGCCAGCATCCGGCGTTGTACTGCTCGCCGAAATCCTCAATGATGTACCGGTTGGACTGCAGTTCCATCTGCAGGTCTCCCAGAAGGGCGTCCGCATTGTCCTCGCTTTTTCCGACCAGCACCATCACATGCAGCTTGCCGTTGAATTTCAGCCACAGGGGTATGCCGATATCCAGGTGCACGCTCTTGGCATGGCCGCGCGGCCATTTGAACACGGCGCGGCAGTTGTCGTTATTGTACATATACCGGGCCGCATCGTTATGGAACCCGGCATTGGGACATTCGCAGTAGTGCCTGAGGTAACGCTGGCAGAAATAGCCGTAATCCCTGAGCGCCCGCGCGATGTTGCGTTTCCTCTCCTGGGGGGATTCCATACGGTCCTCCGATGTGATCCTGGCCAGCCGTTCGCTCTGCTGCAGCCAGCGTTTGTACGCGTCCTTCCTTTCCTGTTCCGTCATGGCTTCTTTGTGAAAAAGGGGGTTAGAAAATCATCATGCAGGCCGTGGAGCATCGCCACGACCTTGTCGGGAAGCTCCGGATAATCCTTCCGGTGTTCCATCAGCCAGTCCTCGAACCGGATGAAGGCCTCCACATAATGCACCACATTGGTGCTCCTGTCCATCTTCTCGATGGTGGCGGCCAGCTTGACCAGGTCGTCGGCTATCTTCTTTTTTTTCAGATACTCGTCAGGGTCCTCGATGGCATCATTGATGATGGAGAGGATCTTCTGCGTGACCTCCTCGCGTGTCATTCCGTAACAGGCCTTCAGCTCCCTCCATCCTTCCTGGCTGATCCACCTGCTGAGCGTCTGGCGGGCGATCCCCGTCATCTCGATGATCCTTTCCTGCGGGATTCCCTTGAGGTACAAAGCCTTGGCGGTATCTTTCGACTTATGTCCGGTTCTTGCCATAATGAATTGTTTTTTCTGCAAATATGCACCGCGGAACGTCCCGGAGTCAAGAAAATGCGCGGGCGTTGCACACAATGATGAAAGTGTTGCACACTTTTTTTGAACGCCTTCCCTCCGGATGTAAGTTTGCGGCAAAATCAGACGGAAATGGGCAAAAGAATAAGAATAAGCAACGAAACGCTGAACTGTTACGGAACATGGGTGAGGACGGACGGGGTGGACCTGTCCCAGTACGAGCGGAACCCGGTATTGCTGTGGATGCACGAGAGAGGGTGCGTCATCGGAATGGTGAAGGATATCAGAAGGGAGAACGGCGAGATTACCGGAGAACCCTGGTTTGACGATGTCCGGGAGGAGAGCAGGATGGCCAGGCAGCAATGGGAGAAAGGCACGCTGCGCATGGGATCGCCCAATTTCGACATACTCGAACTCTCCGAAGATCCGGCGCTTCTGAAACCCGGGCAGACCTGCCCCACGGTGACCAGGTCCAAACTGGTGGAGTACAGCATGGTGGATATCGGGGGCAATGATGACAATATCAGCCTGATTTATGAAGGGAAACCGTTGAAACTCAGCAAGGGGGACGGCTCGCACAGTCTTCCCCTCCTGAAAAAAAACAATAACCAAAAAACTACACCTGAAATGAACAATGAAGAAATGAAAGCAGTCGCCCTGATGCTGGGCCTCACGGATGCCGCGACACTGACAGACGTGCAGAAAAAGATCAATCTCCTGCTGGAGTACCAGAAAGCGAACGGAGTGCTGCAGGCCGAGAAGGAGAAGCTGGAGAAAGAGCTTGACGGACTCAAGCTCTCGGGTATAACCGCCCTTGTGGATTCCGCCATCGGGGAGGGAAAGATCAGCGCCGACAGGAAGGATCATTTCATCTCCCTGGGAAAATCGGTCGGTGCGGAGTCCCTCAAACTGACCTTCGAGGCGATGAGCCCCGCCCTGCGCCCTTCCGTCATACTGGCCGGAAAAATCGGAGGGCCCGCACATGCGGGAGGCTACGAGAAATGGACGGATGTACCGGAGGAGGAGCTCAAGCTGATGCGTTCCGATGACCCGCAGCAGTACAGACGCCTGTACAAGAAACAGTTCGGAGTGGATTGCCCTGAATTTAATTAACTAAAAATTAAAAGCGAATCATGAAAAAGAAATTTATTCTGAAATTTTTGACCGGAACGGCCTTCAATGTCATAATGGGGGTCATCCTTGCGTCAATGGTAGGGATCAGCCCCGCATACGGTGCGGCCTCGGGAATTGTTGTGCCGATGCTCCTTAAGGGATTCATGCCGGCCGGTGCCGCCATGGAGGGTGTGTACACCGAAGTATGGACGGGGGAGCTGGTCAGACAGCTCGGCGCGGGACTGACGGCGTCGTTCCTTGACGGGATACCGGACTATTCCGCAAGAGTGAACAACGAGATCATCCACCTGGTGGATGTGGGTGCCGATCCGGACGTGCTGGTGAATAACACCACCTATCCCATACCCATACAGAATCTGGAGGAGAATGACATCCCCATCGGCCTGGACAAGTTCCAGACAAAGGCCACCCGTGTGACGGATGACCAGCTTTATGCCATCTCCTATGACAAGTTCTCGCTTGATGTCGAGCGTCACAGGAACGCCATCGACCGTATCCGTTACAAGAAGGCGGCGCACGCCCTGGCTCCATACAGCCATACAGGCAAGACTCCGGTGATCCCCACCAGCGGGGAGGCGGACGCCACAGGACGGAAGAAACTGACCTTGAAGGATATCATCGCCTTGAAACGCGCCCTGGACAATGCCGAGGTACCGGAAGACGGGCGCCGTCTCGTGCTGTGTCCGGACCATGTGAACGACCTGCTCGAACAGGACCAGTCGTTCAAGGACAAGTTTTACAATTATACCAGCGGCAAACTCCTGAACATGTACGGTTTCCAGATATACACGTTCATCAACTGTCCGTATTACACCAAGGAGGGAGTCAAGGTTCCGTACAACCAGACTCCGGGTGAAACCGACCTGAAAGGATCCTTCGTGTTCTATGTCCCCCGCATGTTCCGTGCGCAGGGCTCGACCAAGATGTACTATTCGGCTGCGGCCACCAGCCCGCAGACCCAGGAAAGCCTGGTCAACTTCCGCCATTACTACATCGTCCTTCCCAAGAAACAGGAGGCGATCGGAGCCATCTATTCGTGGGACGGTGCCACTGTCCAAAAAAAGGACCAGGAGGTTCCGGCCGAGAAACGGTGGGCCCAGGTGAGACGGGAAGCGGTGGCGGCAGCGAGAGCGAAAGCAGCGCCTGAAGGAACGGATTCGGAAACCGAAGAAATCGAGCCATGACCATGACACCAAGAGGACTACGAAACAATAACCCCGGAAACCTCCGCCTGTCAGGTGACAGGTGGAAGGGTCTCCGCCCGGTGCAGACGGACAAGGAGTTCTTCCAGTTCCCCGACATGAGATACGGCTACCGTGCCATGCTCATCACCTTGAGGAACTACCGGAAGAAACACGGTTTGAAGACCCTCTCCCTTATGATCGGGCGTTACGCCCCGTCCACGGAGAACGACACCCGCGCCTACCTTTCAAGCGTATGCGGCGAGCTTCAGGTTCCAACCACTTACGAGCCGGACGTGGATGACAAGGGGACGATGTGCCGTCTGGCCGCCGCGATGAGCCGGGTGGAAAACGGCGTGCCCGCCGTCATGGCGGACATAGAGGCCGGCTGGGAGATGATCTGAAAAATGACATGCGTATGGACTGGGGCACTGTATTCGAACTTCTCCAGCAGTGGCTCGCCCCCACGGGGTGCATAGCCATGGCAATAGGCTGGTGGCGTGACCGCAGGCTCGTCAAGGTCCGTGCGGTCAAGGAGAACGAGGGCACATACAAGCAGTTGTATGACGACCTCTCCGAGACGACTTTACATTTAAGCGACCAAATACGAAAAGTCAATGAGAAAATTATCGTTCTGGAACAGGCGCTGCGTAAATGTTACCAGTGCAAGTATGCTGACCGCTGTCCTGCTGTTGTCTGGATGCGCAGCAAACAGGGAGAGCCGAACAGCCGTCCGCTCGGGCTCTCTTCAGAGGAGCGTAACCGGGGAAATAATCTTCGGCAAGGCCCCGACGACTCTGACGAGCCTGGCACTGAAACCCGGGCTCCTCCGGACGATAGGCGGCCTTCCGGCCGGTATGGGCGTGACGGAGCAGCATGAGGGGCTGGACCTGAGGGTGGAGTCGGACGGGGAAGGCGGCGTGAACGTCACGGCCGTCTCGCATGCCCGGCCGGAGATCACCGTAAGGGAGACCTCGGATATGAGGTTGGAGTCAGAGGAGGCTACGGCCGGGGAAAAACAGCCGGTTCCCTCTTTTTGGGACCGGACAAGGACGAAGGTGTTGTGCTGTTTTGTCCTCCTGCTTCTCTTCTGGGGACTCCGGCGGTTTAAAGACAAATCAAGGAACAATTAAAACATGAATCATTATGGCAGAAACGAATACCGGCGCCATCTATGGCGTGAAAGCTCTCAAACATAACGGGAAGGCTCTCGGGCTGATATCCGAGGACGGGCTGCAGCCCGGAGGCGACTCGCCTTCCAAGACCCGCATCTGGGCGGCGCAGAAACGCAACGCGCCGTTCGCGGTGCTCAAGTCCACACCGGGAACCAAGACATGGACGTTCACGCTCATCGAGCTGTCCGCGGACAACATGATACAGGTGATGGGCGGGACGAAGGAAAGCACCGGGGTCTATGTGCCCCCGACGGAGGACAAGGACGTGCAGGGCGTGTTCGACATCGAGACCGTGACGGGACACACGATCCGTATCTATAACGGGGTACTCACATGCAATTTCGCCAACGGGATCAACTTCAGCAACGTGCTGGGCATCGAGTGCGAGCTGGAGATGCAGGATGCCGGGGAGAAGCCTCCCTACAAGATCTTCGCCCCGGGTGACAGTGTACCGGAATATACCGAGTAATGACGGAAGGGAAGGACACACGAAGTCGGGCGGCGGACATGCTGCTTGACATCGGCATCCGCATTCCGGTGATGCCGCTCAGGCCCTTTAAGAAACGCCCCGGGAAATCCTTCCTTGTCATGCGCCGTCCGCCCGCCGGGGCGGTCATCCGCATAGCAAGGCGGTACCTGGAGCTCGGCGTCACCCCGGAGGATATCAGGGCGATGGACTATGAGGAAAGGATGCGGTTCGTGGCGGAGAAGGGAAAGGCGGTCAGCCGGATGGTCGCGCTGGCCGTATGCACCGGATGGCTCTCGGGCATGCTGTTCTCCGGCCCTGTGGCATGGTATCTCAGATGGAGGGTGCATCCGGCGATGCTCTCCGCCGCCCTCATCGAGCTGCTCAGGGGCATGGACATACAGCCTTTTTGCAATACTATTCCATTGGCGTCCAGGACAGCGGGGCTGCTGGAGCCGATAGGAAGCCGGGAAAGGAAAACGGGTTAACGGGCCGGCAGGAAGGCCCCCATAGCGTTTTCGGAATCATCGCGCAGGCGATGGAACGGTTCGGCAGGTCGAAACGGCACATCCTGTGGAAGATCAGCTACGCCGAGCTGATGCTGATGAACACGGATGTCAGCCGGTACGTGACCAAGGAGGAGCTCCTGGAAAGGGAGCGCAAACGTAGGCCGGACAAATTCACCACTGAATATTTTCAAACAAAACTCGGAGGATAGGAATGGAACCTGTAAGACTGGAGATACTGCTTGACGACAAGACACTGAAGGGGATGCGCTCGGTGGAGGGCAACCTTTCCGGGATAGGCCTGTACGCGAAACAGGTCATCGCACAACTGGAGCAGGAGCTTGCAACCCTGCAGGAACGGTTCAAGCAGGCCATGGCCACAGGTACGAATACCGATGCCCAGATGGCGGACATTCAGGCGCTGCAGGGAGTCATCAGGCAACTGAAAGCGGAACTGCAGGGGCTGGAAGAGCAGAAGAAAAAGACAGGATCCATCCCTCTCATGGGAGATGATCCCGCCCCGAAACTCAATAATGTGAGGATGAGCATGCAGCAGATCGCCCGGGAACTCCCCTCGCTGGCAATGGGTCCCCAGATGTTCTTCCTCGCCATTTCCAACAACATTCCCATGTTCACCGACGCCCTGTCGTCAGCCCGCCAGGAGTATGAGGCGCTGACCAAAGCCGGAAAGAAAGCCACCCCGGTGTGGAAGCAGGTGCTTTCCTCACTGTTCTCGTGGCAGACGGCGCTGGCCGCCCTGATTACCCTGTCCGTCGTATACGGGAAGGAGATCGGCGGATGGGTGAAGAGCCTGTTCGGCGTGAAGGATGCCGCCCTGTCCGCGGCGAAAGCCCAGGAAAAGGTGAATGAATCCTTCAGGAACAGCAGCAGTGATGTGGCGGAACAGGTCACTCTCGTCAGGTCCTTGTCCGAAAGATGGAAGGAACTGGGAGACAACATGGCGGATAAGAAACAGTTCATCACCGAAAACAAGAAGGAGTTCGGGAAACTCGGTGTTGAGGTGGGCAACGTGAATGACGCCGAGAACCTGCTGGTGGACAATACGGACGTGTTCATCGGGGCGATGATCCTCAGGGCAGAGGCGGCCGCAGCGTTCAAGCTGGCCACGGAGCAGACGGAGAAGGCCTTGAAAAAACAGAACGAGATAGAGGAAAGACGGAAGAAGGGCCCGACTTTCTGGGACAGGTTCAGGGCCAATTTCTTCTCTTCCGCGTCCGGATCAGCCACTTATACCCGTCAGGCGGACGCTCCCACGGCCGAACAGCTCAGAGAAAATGATATCTCCGCCCTGGAAGAGGAACAGAAGGCGGCGGAGGATACGGCCAAATCCTATATGGACCTGTTCCTTGCAAGGACAAAGGAATGGAAGGAGAGGCTTAAATCGGCAGGCATAAAGGAAGATGACGGCAGGGAAACCAAGGATACGGGCAAATCGGCCCGGGATTATCAGGACGAGCTCGCCGACGCCCGTATCAGGGCGCAGCAGAAACTTGAGGCGGCACGCATATCGGTCATGCAGGAAGGTGTAAGGAAACGCCAGGCCCTTGCAAGGCAGGAGCTTGACGAGTCGCTCGCGCAGATCGACAAGGAGGAGCGTGACACCCTCAAGAAAATGGACGAGGCCGAAAAGAAACGGGGTGTGAGGTCCACGCCCGAGGAAAGGCAGGCCGTAAGGGACAATGCGTCCCAGCAGCGTCTTGTCGCCTACCAGCAATACGCGAAGGAATTCTATACAGCCGACAAGGAATGGCAGGAGAAGGACCTGCAGTCCTGGATTGACTATAACAGGGAATACGGCACATACCAGCAGAAACGTCTGGCCATCATGCGGGAATATACCCTTAAATCCTCGAAAGAGAGTCTGAACGGGAATGACAAAAGGATGCTGGCCCGACAACGTGACGAGGCGCTGTCCGAACTTGATTTCAACGAACTGAAGGACACCATCAACTGGGATGTCGTCTTCGGCAATCTGGACAAGGTGGCGAAAAAGGAGCTGCAGAAGGTGAAGCGGCAGATAGTCAGCTTCCGCAACAGCCCGGAATTCAAAAAAAGCGCCACTCCGGAACAGATGCAGGTCATCGAGGAAGCCATCGGGAAGATCGACAGCGAGGTCATCGAGAAAGGAGGTCTGTTCGGCAATCTGACCGAATCCATACGGGAATACTCCGAAGCGGTTGATGAACTGACAGCCGCGCAACGGGATTATGACGAGGCCGTGCGGCAATACGGGGCGGACAGTGCGGAAGCGGAGGCCGCTCGAAAGAAAAGGAACAAGGCGGAAGCCGGGGAGCGCAATGCCGGGAACAATCTGGAAGCCTCGAAGGATAAGGCGGTGAGAAACATCACCGCCGTGGCCGATGCGATGAACACGCTGGGCGAGGCGGACATGAGCCTGTCATCCTTCGGAAGCGCGGTCGGGTCTCTGGTGGACACGCTGTCCGCATCCGGAAGCAAGATCGGCGGCATCATCGCGGCCATACTGGCTATCCTTGACCAGATCGGGCAGAAAGGGCTGGAGGGTTTTGTCGGCAACATTCTCGAAACCGTCATGCACGCCGCAGGAGGATTGTGGGACAGCATCGGACGTCTGTTCGGTGTCAAGGGGCTTGGAGGCATCTTCAAGGGAGCCGACTATTCCGGCTATAACGAGATGGTGGACCAGTACAACCGTCTGAACGAGATATGGGATGAACTGATCGACAAGAAAAAGGAATATATAGAGACCAGCTACGGCGCCGAGGCGCAGAAGGTCGGAGAGGAAGCGCTGGCCCTACAGCGGACCGCCATAGACTCTTACCGGATACTGGGCAAGGAACGTCTGAATTCGGGAGCCAGCACGGGATCGCACTCTATCGGGGTGCGGCAGCGCAAATGGATGTCCTCTCAGGACTGGGCGGCAGCCGGCGCGGCCCTGGGAGAAGACTTCTACAGGTACGGGATCGGGGAAGGACGTATGACCGGGCTGTTCGATCTCTCCGTGGAGCAGCTGGAGAAACTGAAGTCGGAAGCTCCCACATTCTGGGCCAAGCTGGATGATGATGTCAGAAATTACCTGGACAAGATCATTGAAGGTTCGGAAAAACTGGGTGACATACAGGCCCAGATAAAGGAACAGCTCACGCAGATGTCTTTTGACAGCATGCGTGACGCCTTCTATGACACACTGCTTGATATGGAAAGCGGGGCGGAAGACTTCTCGGAGGACTTCAGCGAGTACCTGCAGAAGGCTATCCTCAAGACAAGCCTGTCGAAAGTCTACGACAAGAGGCTTCAGGAATGGTATGACAAGTTTGCCAACTATAACAAGGAAGGAGGTATAGATACCGGGGAATACAAGGACCTCCAGCAGGAATGGAACGATATCGTAAAGGACGCCCTGGAGGAGCGTGACTCGCTGAAGGATATCTTCGGATGGACATCCTCCTCCTCTTCCCAGTCCGGCCGGGCCGGAACCGTCACCTCCATGACCGAGGAAACGGCCGGAAGGCTGGAGGGAATCGGCAACGCGACCCTTGACCATGTCATCAGCATTGACAACAACCTTACGAGGCATCTCGAAGGGATGGCGACATCCCTGGGCAAAATTGCGGGGAATTCGGAGTACCTCAAACACCTCGAGACGATAAACGAGAACATCGCGGAGCTCCGGCGCGGTGTGAAACTGAAAACATAGGACTATGGAAGTGGAGGAAGGATTATTGAGGATAAACGGGACGGACATGGCGTCCCTGGGATGTTTCCTGTACGAGGAGAACGCGGGGGACCATACCAATTACGACTCGCTGATGAAACCGCCGAAGATGAAGGAGTACACATCCGTCAGCTACCGGGAACTTGACGGCGAGGAGCTGCCCGAAACATTGCTTCCCCGTTACGAGGCGAGGGACATTACGCTGAAGATGGCGGTGGTTGCGGATACACGGACCGGGTGGTTCGAGAACTACAACGCCGTGCTTGCCTTGCTGAAGTCGGGATGGCTGACGCTGGAGGTTCCTGAGATAGGCCGGGTGATGAAGGTCTACCTGAAGGAATATACCCGGTACAGCCAGTTCACGACAATCAGGAATACCGGCCAGCAGATAGCCGGATTCACGGTCACGCTGCGCGAGCCGAAACCTTTTTCAAACAGTGATTAAAAACGATTTAAAAACATCATAAATGGAACTTGATATCTACAACAGGCAGGGAACCCTGAAGAAGAAGGTCAGTCCCGATTCATCGTCCCGGTGGACCGAGGAAGTGGGGGCGGAATTCGTGGTGACGGTGAACTTCACCACCTGGGAGTTCTTCGTCCTGTCGGTCGGCGACTATGTGGAGATATCGGGAAAACGGTTCTCCATAAAGAAGGAGTACCGCCCCAAAAAGACCGACACACAGAAATACACCTACAATATCAGCTTCTACGGCCGCGAGCACGACATGCAGGACCTGTTGTTCTGCCGTCTGAACCAGGGAGAGGACGACCTGGAGTCCGTCTTCGCCTACGACGGCACGCCGATGGAAATGCTGGAAAAGCTGGTGGCGAACATGAACCGCAACACCGACGGTGTGACGTGGCGTGCAGGCCAGGCCGTCACCGGCGACCGGAAGACCATCAACTTCAACGGCCTGTTCTGCTGGGATGCGGCAGGCGAGATAGCCGGTGCCTGGGAAACCGAGTGGTGGCTGGACGGGGAATACCTGAACATAGGGAAATGCGAACACGGCGAACGGGTCACGCTCGGCTATATGAAGGGATTGAAGACGGGGCTGACCCAGAATGAGAACTCCAATTCGGTCAAATGGTTCACACGGCTGATCCCCGTAGGCTCAGCCAAAAATATTGACCCGTCAAAATACGGCCACACCCATCTGCAACTGCCGTCACGGGACAAGTATATCGACCTGAACACCCAATTGGGCCTGAAGGAGCATCGCGAGGAAGCGGCCTTTCAGGATATATTCCCGCACCGTCTGGGTACGGTATCCTCGGTAAGGTCCGAGGAGCAGACAAATAAGGACGGGAAGAAATACACCGTCTATTATGTCAAGGACAAGGATCTGCCCTTCAATCCGGATGAATACATGATCGGTGAGGAGGTGATACACATCACCTTCGAAAGCGGCGACCTCTCCGGAAGGGAGTTCGAGTGCAACTGGCATAACGACACACAGGAGTTCGAGATCATCAACACCTACCCGGACGAGAACACCCAGATACCGGGAGGCAACATCATACCGGACGTCGGTGACACGTATATCCTGACGAACATCCGCATGCCGGATGCGTATTACCCGATAGCGGAAGAACAGTACAAGCAGGCGGTTGACAGCTTCCTGACAGAATACAGCAAGGACATATCCATCTATTCCGGCGACACGGATTACATCCATGTGGATAAAAACAGTGTGCCGTTATCGCTCGGGCAAAGGGTGAGACTGGAGGACGCGCAGTATTTTGAGGCCGGGTATCTTGACACCCGCATCACAAGGATAGAGAGGAAGCTGGGCAATCTTTCCGAGGCTTCCATTGACTGCTCGTCGGCGGTCAGTACCTCATGGAAGTCATCCGTGGACTCGACACTGAACAATCTGGAATACACGCTGGCGCAGGAGATGGCGGACAATGTCCGCCTGCTGAAGACCGGCGATATGGAGAGTCCGAGCGACTATACGGCTTTCTCCTCCCTGAGGGCTATAGGAACCTTCCTCTGCAAGGACCGTCCCGACCGTACAAATTTCTTATTGAAGTTCGGCAATTTCATCGACTCCATGATTGCCGGTAAAGGTGCCGGTATCTATCCTGACGGGCGCGGTCAGTTCGAGCGTCTTGAGGTGCGCGGCTCCGCAGTGTTCAAGGAAATCATCTATAACCGTCTGAACGCACAGGAAGGCGACACCTCATATTCCGAGAACGGAGTCATTGAGTCCGTGGCTTTAGAGAGCGACGGAACTTATACCCTGAAATTGCGCAAGCGTTGGGAGAATGACTTTACCGCATTCCAAGAGGGGGATGTGGTCTATGGGATTGTGAACAACCTCTTTTCTACGGGGGAGTATTACACTTCATGGGTACGTGTACTGTCGAAGAACATAGCGGCCAACTCCATCTCGGTACTGGTGTATCCGGACAGCGAGGTGCCGGGAGGCCGGAACTATCCCCCTACTGAGCTGATGATTATCACGCGCAGAGGCAATGCCATCAATGAGGACAGGCAAAGCTACTGGTATTTGTCCGCCACCACGGATAAATGTCTTGTCTGGCTGGAAGGAGTAACGAAACCTGTCCTGGAACAGAACAACTATTACATGATATTGGGGCGTTTGCCCAATTTGGATTTGTTTGACAATCTCCCCATCAACTATAAGCACTCGTACATATTCGCCCGTGCCGGCATCTTCGGTGAACTTTACCGGGTGGACTGGCAGGGACTGCCCGTACAGGAACTGGTGGACCGTGGCTTTTGGTCGGCCGAAGTCGCGTCCTCTGACAATCCTTACACCAATACGCAGGAGCGGGCGGACACGGTTTGGCACTACGGCTGCAAATGGAAGTGCCTGATGACGGGAACAGCCGACGAACCGCAATATGCGGCGGCCGGATGGGCGATGCTGGAAGGGAACCCGGAATTTACGATAGAGATCGGCAGCACAAAGGGGTGGTATTTTGATATCGAGACTTTTTCCACAACGTTATATATTACCGGCAAGCTGTACAACCGTGACGTGACAGATCATATACTTGACGCTGATGTGAGCTGGACGCGTGATACCGGGAATGTATCGGAAGATAACGCATGGGCGGTGAAGCGTGCCGGCGCCGGGAAAAATCTTCCTCTGACGACAGAAGATCTCGGGCCGAATTATACCAACATGCGGGTGTGTACGTTTAAAGCACAGGCGTTATTGCGTGACGGGCAGCAGTTTGAAGTGGCGGAGAATTTTGTAACATTTTAAAAATATAAGATTATGGGTAAAGTATTAGTAAAAAAAGTAAGGTTTGTGCAAAAAGAAAGTTCTCCCCAAGAGTGCTGCAACACTTCAGGGAGAACATTCAGTGAAAGAATTTGTACGATTAGATTTTCAAGAAGAGAACCTTGCCTCAAATTAAAGTGTGCTACATAGCCACACTTGGGGCATATATTGACGATTACAGGTATATAAGACGCTTTACTAGAGTCTGCCTTTACCTCACAAAAATTAATGATTAATAGGAACAATGGCAACAAAGCAACGAAAAATAGAAATCAACTACCGGCTGTTACAAACCAGTTGTAACATCGAGGTGGTGGGCAGCGTGCCGGACATGCAGGTCTACCAGGCTGACAAGGCTGAATACACTCCGGACTATACGCTGACACCGCTGGTCCTGTTTCCGCGGTGCAACGCCACCGATCCGGAAGCGGTGACTAAAATCGGGGCGGTCAACTCCAGGCTGACCAACATGAAGTGGTACGAGCGCATCGGAACCACACGCACACTTATCACATCGACAAACACAGGCTACAGCATTACGGAGTCCGGTGACAGCAAGGGACAGATCACAATGAAAAAAAATGTCACCGTCCTAAAACCCGTCACGCTGGAGTTTTACGCGGAATATGCCGACACACGTACCGGACAGCTGTTCACTTTTCAAATGAGCCGGGTGATCCGCACCATTGACGGTACGGATGCGATCCCCGTGTTGACGATAGACAGCCCGTCCACGCTGGACTGGAACCCGGTGCGTGACATCACCGCACAGACCATCACGGCTAAACTGATGGTAGGCGACACGGACGTGACGGCTACGGGCAAATGCAAGTTCTTCTGGTACCGTCTGTTGTCTACGGGAGCGCTGGAGGCGATAACCACAGGAGCGGGTGACAACGACTGGGAGTTTGTATCACTGAACAAGAATGTATATAAGATTGACCGCAATTATATAGGTGATGACATCACGATTGTCTGCAAGGCCACCTATGCGGCTTCCGGGACTCCGGCATCAACCCCGGGCACATCGGACCCGGCAGTCTCTACGGTGATACGCCGCAGGATTCCGAAGATTGAAGCCGACTGGGAGGGTGTACCTACGGGTGTTCCGGATGGGACTTACGCCATCTTTCCCAGACCCGTCATTCGGGATACCATGGGGGTTATCCCGAATCCATCCGCCATGTTTAACTGCCACTGGTACGTCAAGAAGAGCGGAGATGCCGGATATGCCAAGGTTGCCGACGGATACTCTCCCAGGATACCTTTCAGCAACGGCATGATGTTAAAGCTGGAGGTGGAGGACAGAGGCCCTTACGTGGCGCTGACACAAGGCGGCAAGGTGCTCACACAGGGGGGCAAGGCGGTAGTAGTAAGAAAATTTGGATAACATTAAAAACAATAGAATTATGGCATTTTACATTAAAGTAACGAAGGAGGTTGCCGACCGGTTGCATCTGACCGATATCCGCAACAGGACAGCGGATGGCAATGTATTATTGTGGCAGGCGGACGTGGCACGTTTCCCCGGCGACACGGTATTTGACAGGGCCAAGGAAGCGGGCGGCGTCTGCCTGACCCCGCAGGCGGCGAAAGAAGAGATAGACGGTACGGACCATCCCGTCGAAGTATTCACACCTGCCTCTTGGGGGGAGGACAACACCGAAAGCTCCGAAGGCACGGATAGTACGGAAACGACCGGGGAAGGAGGAGCGTCATGAGTTTGGCCAGCGCGACCGGACAGGTCATATTTTCGCAAAAGGGCGGCGTGTACATGCCTGCCATCCAGTGTAACCAGGGAGATCTGTATCAGGAGTATATGGGCGAAGCGTCCGCGCCGACGAACATCGCACCGGATTTCGCTTCGCTCAAGCCCGTCTTGTCCTTCATTCTCACCTCTTCGCGGGTGGCGGAAGGGCTGGTGGTTCCTTCCTCCATGAAATGGTATTTCAATGATGTCGAGATCAAGTTCTCGGGCAATGTCTCCACCAACATGTTTGGCGGTGAGACGGGACATTTCAAGTTTATCCCTTACCAGCCCGGTACGACGGATTACTACGGATTGCAGATCGTCAAGAATCTGGTCAAGGCGAGCGGAGCGGCCTCTTGTACCATCAAGGGTGAAGCCACCGTGACCGTTGGGAATACCAGCGACACCGTCCAGTTCGTCTATAGCATCCCCATCACCAAGGGGGTCGGAAACCAAAAGCATGTGACGATCATTGCCGGTGACAACAAGTATTTTACCCTTCGGGACAAAGGGCAGAGCTGCATTCTGAAAGCCGTAGCGCGCATGGGCAGTGACGAGATCACTACCGGACTGGCGTACAAGTGGTACAACCAGGTCAACGGTGCGTGGAGCGTGCTGAGCGGAAAGACCACACAGACATTGACCGTCACCAACGATATGGTTGACACGACAGGTGTGTTCAGAGTGGAGGTGTACCAGGGCGGCAAGCTCATCGGTCAGGACACGCAGTCCGTAATGGATGCGTCCGATCCGTTTGATTTGATCCTGAATCCCACGCCCGAGGACGAGACCATCCGGGAAAGTGGTGACACGGTGGTCTATAAGCCCATTCTGGTCAAGCGTGGGAGTACCACCAAGTACAAGGACATGACTTTCTATTTCGTGTTCATGGACAGTGCAGGAGTAGTCCTTAACCCGTCTACTTCCGGTACAGCAGCCACTTCCGGCACGTGTACTTGGGACATGTGCCAGCAGGCAGGAGGCAACGTGGCATGGACCATCACAACCAAGGAATAAGGAGGTGATATGCCGTTGGTGACTAGAACCGGACAGGTCAGTTTTGCTCCAAAAGGTGACAAGGGAGATAAGGGAGCGCGCATGCGTATGCGTGTATGGGGGGCGTCTGTGTCTTACCTGGAGGGCAAGCAAGGACAGCAGTTTTACGACATTGTACTTTATGACAACCTGCTGTACCTGTGCATCCGTTCGCATACGTCGGTATCGACGGAAAACCCCAAACAGAATGTGGCTTCGGGAAAAATAAAATACTGGGAGGCAGCACAGAGCTGGACTTTTATCGCCACCAAGCTGTTGCTGACCGAGAAGATCAAGGCGTCCATGATTGATGCGGACGGTATCAGAGCGGTCAATGTGGATATCAGCGGAAAAATCACGGCGGACAGCGGACGTATCGGTCCGTTTTCCATAGATTCCGGCATGTTGTCCTCAAAAACTCTTTATGAGGGAACGGATTCCTATGTCGGTTTCAAGTTATCCGCCGGGCAGATTGAGTTTTATAACGAAAGGACATTTGCACGTGTAAAAATCGGAGGGAACACGAAATTTGTCACAATCGAAGGGATATCGTATGATGCCGGAATTGACATACAGAGTCCGAATGCCATGATCGGGATGCACATCAAGACCCTGAGCATTCCTCTGTTCGTGGAGGGGGGTAACATTTTCCTTCATCCGAACAATGACAGTTATGTGTCTCTTCATGGCATAGTGGGGAACTGGAGGAACATATCCGTCAGCACTTCCCTGAATAACAATGATGACAATGTGATGTTTATTAATACGGATAATATAGAAGTGACACTTCCTCCGGATGTTCCGGGACATACCATATACTTCAAACGTATGAGCGGCGGGGTAAGACTGACAGGCGGGCGCATCCTGCCTGCCCCCGGAGGAAAAGAGATGTCCTCCATTGATCTGGATTATGCGTCCGGATTCGTTAAATGTATGGGCAATTATTGGGTTATGTTTTATTGCGGATAACAGTATTTAATTAAGAAGTATGAAAGTTGATTTTACAAAATTTCCCCTGTTCACGGGGATAGACAGACAGGATATGGTGATAGCGGATATCCGTAAGGATATTGCTGACGGCATTTACAGGAACATGCCCGGTCTTCCGGCGCACGTGCTTGCGGAGAAGATCTATCGGAACGAGCTTGTGGAGCTTGCCGATGACGAGATTCATATACTTGACCTCTACACTTCCGCTTCGGTGGGGCAGCTCGCCGACTCATGGCAGGATTATAAGAAAAACAATTTGGAAACTGAAACTAGTAAATAAAAAATATTATGGAAAAGATGGAATTAAGTGAGGCGTTGAAAGCCAATGCCTCAGTACTGAAAGGACTGATTGGAATAAATGATACGTGGTTAAGGTACAGAGATCAGAAAGTAATAGAATCTCAAGACGAATTAGATTCTATGCAATATAGCGGAATATACTCAATAACACAAGATTCAAAATTAGAACATGTCCGTAATTGTGTATTAGTTATAATCGGCAAACCTAATATCTGTTGTGTTCAGAATCTATATAATTTTAGCGGAAATACCTATAAATATCGAGTGAAATGGTTTAATATGACTTGGGGTCAATGGCAAACCGTATCTTTGACATGATTTTCTTAAAAATCGAGAGCTGGAAGGACTATTAGGGATAAATGATACGTGGTACAAAAGGAGATTTGGTAGTATTACTGATTTTAATGAATTTAAGGAGGTTGGATATATGCTTGTTGGTAACGTCCAATCAATGGATAATAAACCAAATACATCAAGTAATTATGGATTCTTGGAAACGATTGCTGCTAATGATGTCACCCTCAAGCAAACTCATGTAGATTTACAGAGCAAATTTTTTATTCGAATATGTCATAATGGAACTTGGACTGATTGGAAACAAATACAAACAACATAATCTTAAAAATCAGTCATATTTTAATGAGATAAAACGGATGGGTGCCGGTCCACACCCGTCCGCTCCTCATGTTACCAAAGAATTATAGTATTTCTATATCTTCAGCATCATCCAGATTCTCATCAACTATATTCATGGATAAAGACAGGTCAACCCCAGTAGTATCCAAAAACAAAGCACTTACACGAAATGAAGCTGTGTTTGTCTTACTCCGAACGAAGAGATGATCATTTTTTCGTTTGAACTCTATTTCAGAAATCATACTACCGTTGACTTTCCTTATGATATAGGAGTTACCAGTCTTACTATTAATAAAGAACAGACCTGTAGAACCACCCCAATATACATACAATATCATACCGATATAGGCGTTAGATGAACTCGCTAGGCGAACGACACATACTTCTTGAACGGAGTCTTTATTGCAAACCAATATAGGAGAAAGAACGCCTTTTCTCAAGAGCCCTTTACTTCCTAAATTGGCAATCGGCATTAGTTCTTCCAGTACCATTTACGTGACTTGACAAGCGATCAAAAGAGAGGGAGAAAAATAAAGAAGTTTCCCGATAAAGGCTTGATAACATCTGATTTTATAGACAACCAGTAGATTTCATGAATCCTATTTATTTTCTATTAATATGTATAGCCTTAGATATTATTTGTAAAAAAAAGGCGGTTCCAATTTCCCGGTTCCGCCTTTATCCTGATATACAACATCGCCATGTGTGGTGCAAAGATAATAAATGTTTATTAAGACTACATTTAACTCGGATTTAAATCACATTTTGATTTGTGTTAATAAGTGTGATTCTGGAACAAAATGTTTTGTAAAAGCGGAACATTTTGTTTTGCGGCTTATAATAGTTAAATAATAAATAACCTTTTCATCTTCTATCATTTTTTTATTGGTTGTTACATTCTTCATCTGTCACAACATGGGATGGAGATAAAATAGCACTACCGTAACGACGGTTCAACAGTTCTGATTATGTAGAATCAACACAAGACGATGAGCCAACTGGTTAAATCAAACTAATAAAAAACAATCGCCGCAGAAAGAAATGTATAACTCCCTGCGACAATTGTT